AAAAAAAAAAAAAAAAAAAATAAAACAATCAAAAATAAAACAATCAAAAATAGGCATAATAGTGGTCAGAACGATTTAACACATGGAGGAGTAGATGTAAAACCTATGAATTATCATGGAAATTCTGGAAATTCTGGAAATTCTGCCTCTTTTTCACAATCATCTATTATAAAACAACCACCTTATGGGATTTTAAAAAATGGGAGTAAACCAACATATAGACAGTGGAAAAAAACATTAAAAAAATCTACCTCCAATATGCAGTCCGATTCTAAAAACAATGGGAAAATATCAATTAATACTAAATCAAATAATCAACAATCAAATAATCAACAATCAAATAATCAAGATTCAGAAATAATTGATAAATTTGATTTTACTGATAGAAAACAAAAATTAGATTATATTAAAAATAAATTACGAGTTAATGAACCGCAAAAAAGAAAGATTAAAACCCGGAGAGTTAGAAGAAAAATTACTTTAGGGAAGTATGAAGGTAAAGTAGGGGTATTGGTTAAAAATAAAAGAACAAGGAAAATAATAAAAAATGAAGTTCATGTTTTAAAAAAGAAACCTATAAATGAAATAAAAGAATATCTTAGAAAACATAATCTTATGAAAATAGGAAGCGCAGCACCTGATAATATTTGCCGCGGTACTTATGAGAGTGCGTTTTTAAGTGGTGATGTATATAATAAAAATACAGATATTCTTCTTCATAATTGGAATGAAGGTGATGAAAAAAATTAAAATACCAACTTTTATATAATTATCGGAATTATTTATATAATATTATATAAATGGTGGGAACTTTTAAGAAAAGAACCTTTAAGAAAAGATTACAAAAATTAAGAAAAACCAAAAGAAAACACAAACGAAAACCCAGTTTTAAGAAAAAGTTTACAAAAAATAAGAAAAGAACCTTTAAGAAAAGTTTACAAAAATTAAGAAAAACCAAAAGAAAACACAAACGAAAACCCATTTTTAAGAAAAAGTTTACAAAAAATAAGAAAAAAACTAAAAAGATTTTTTTAAGAAAAAGTTCTCGAAAAAGAAGAAAACATTTAAAAAAATATAAGGGAGGATTTTGGACAACATGTGATAAATGTATGCAAAAAGAACATTGTATCGGTAGGGCATGTGTGAATGATTGTGGTTATTGTACTATTCAGGCATTTGAACTTCCAGGAATTAATGAATTATTCCGAGATCATCAATACAATAAAGGATTATCACAACAAGCGTTTATAAAAAAAGTTAACAAATGGTTAAAAAATGAAGGCTATAATAATTTGACTGTTAGGGAAAATACAATAGAATCAGATACACCTCAACCATCACAAGTAGCAAAATTTTTGAGGGATAATGGGGGGGACAATGAGTTTATACCAATATGTTTAGGCTGGCCAGACGGTCGGAGTGGTCATTGGCTTGTTGGTGGACGTGTAAACGGGGAGGCGGTTATTATAGAATCACAGACGACGCCCCAGTGGATGGTTGAAGAAAATTTTGAAGCATATGCAAAAAAATATCATCGTAGCAAAACAGAAACCATAGGTCTAAGAGAGGAGGAAAATCTGGGTTTAGCACAGGCTAAAATATATGTGTGGACCCAGGATGAACACGATTTTATAGAGCAAAATACGGGTAAGAATTATTTTGTCGTAGGAAAGCCTCTTTCTCGTCTTACCTATTATACAATTGTAGGTAAAGACAGGGCCAATAACACAGAACATAAAATATTTAAAACAACAAATGGAATTGAAATAAGGGAAAGGAAAAGGGATGGTGATGGTAATGTAACAGTGGGTAAACGAGTTAAACGTGGATATAGTTATGTACTTGAAGACGAAAATTCAAGTAGTGATTCAGGATCACCACAAAAATCTTCAAACTCTAATAGCGACATTTTACTTCCGGGTAACCACACCAGGCCAGTGGAAACTAAATCACATACTTCCAGCGAAGATGACAGTGAAAATGACAGTGAAGACGATAGTTGGACCCGGCCAGTGGAAACTAACTTCACACCACAAACATCTTCAAAATGGAATAGCGACATTTTACTTGAGGATAGTTGGACCCGGCCAGTGGAAACTAACTTCACACCACAAACATCTTCAAAATGGAATAGCGACATTTTACTTGAGGATAGTTGGACCCGGCCAGTGGAAACTGGATCACATACTTCCAGCGAAGATGACAGTGAAGATGGCAGTGAAGATGGCAGTGAAGAAGTAAGCGAAGATTATAGTAGTGATGATGATAGCAGTGATGACGATAGTGACGAGAGTGAAGATGGCAGTGAAGATGGCAGTGAAGAAGTAAGCGAAGATTATAGTAGTGATGATGATAGCAGTGATGACGATAGTGACGAGAGTGAAGATGACAGTGAAGATGGCAGTGAAGATGGCAGTGAAGATTATAGAAGTGATGATGATAGCAGTGATGACGATAGTGACGAGAGTGAAGATGACAGTGAAGATGGCAGTGAAGAAGAAAGCGAAACGTCTGTTCCAAGTAATTTGCAAGAGATTGATTCGTTGCCTAATAATCAACAACAACAACAACAACAACAACAACAACAACAACAACAACAACAACAACAACGGCAGGCGGAACAAGAAGAACAACAACGACAACAACAACAACGGCAGGCGGAACAAGAAGAACAACAACGACAACAACAACAACGGCAGGCGGAACAAGAAGAACAACAACGACAACAAGAAGAAGCCAAACAGAAAGAGATTGCAAGAATTGAAGAACAGAAGCGACAAGAACAACAACAAACGCTTGGAACAGATGATGTTCGGGTTAGGTTTTTGGACATTGCCAATGCCCTGTGCAACGATTCTGCGGTAGTAAAACGAGCCGTTGACGATGCAATGAATTTCAAAAATGGCAAGTTCGTCAAAAGTTTGACTGACGAGAATGTAGACAAACTTGGACATAATTTAGTAAACAAATTCATTAACAAAACGATAGCAACTTTGAAAGCGACCAACCCAGCCTGGGAGACTGGGGATATTCCACATGAGTATCTACCCACGACCGAGATAAAGAATGACCTTGATATATGGCGCTACAAGCACAACCCCAAATTTAGTTTAACATGTGGAAAGTGTACAAAACCGATGACAACATTCTGTGTCGAAAAAAACGAATATCACATTTGTGATAGTTGCGATAGAGACTTTTCCAACGAATTCGGCGTTGGTTGTAAAGATGGTTGTGATCGTCTGGAACGGCCCACCTATTGCCAAAATTGTATTTGTTTCTTTTGTGGTCAAACTGAAAAACAACATGGGTTTGGGCTCGAAGACAAAAGATGCCCTGGATTAACGCATCTGCCAAATCAATCGAAAAAATACATTAACAGCGACGATTCCCACAATTCCCGCTGCAGTAATTGCGGCTGCCCAGAATTTCACCATAAAATATGGAAGAAGATGAACGGTACGATAATATTTGACAGTGAGTGGTGTCCATTTACCTTCTTATCCTCTACCACAACAAATGACACACTCACTAGTTTACACGCCCAACTTGCGCTTTCATAAAGGTAACAAAATATAAATAATGTGTCAGCGTCAATAATGGATTGTAACAATGGATTGACAAGTGGATTGGTTGCTGAGACATGTATCTGATGTTCTGATTGTAATATTTATTATTGTAAAATGTGTATTTGTTTCTTTTGTGGTCAACTTCCAGAACAACATTTATGAAAAGGAAAAAGATGCAATCCATTAAATGGGATACCTAACCGCCTTCAAGTGTACCAGTTTGGAGGATGGGAGGATACCTGCAAACATTGTATGAACAGAAAAGGAAATCACATCTTTTTCAATGATAAAACTTGTTGTCCATATACTTTTAAACTGTATGGTCGTCTGCGTCTCCGATATTAATCATTCAAATGATATATTAAATCATATTAAACATTTTATCAATATTAACTATATTAATAAAATGTCTAAAAAAAAAGAAAAAAAGGACACGCGTATGGTCGCAGATTATTTTGAAAACTTAGAAAAATATAAAGAAAAATATGGAGAGAAAACTATTTTATTGTGGCAATGTGGATCTTTCTATGAAATTTATTCCACACAAGACCCCAAAACATTGGAGTATTTATACCCACAATTTAATGATTTCCTCAACATTACCCATATGAATTCTGCGGGGAAAAACATGAATTACATGACAAACGGTATAAATTATCCTGTTAAAATGGCCGGATTTACAGCAACAGATTATTATCTACAGAAATATACAACTATTTTAGTTGACGAGGGTTATACAGTACCTGTATGGTATGAAAGTGGTACTATTGGAAATAAAAAAGAACGCAAGGAATTACACATTTTCTCTCCAGGTACAAACTTTTGTGTCGACAAAAAAGAAGACACAAATATTATTGCATGTTATTCTCTTCTTAAAAATGATAAAGGATTTATTAACAAAAATCCTACTGTTAATTTTGGATGTGCATGTATTGATATTTTTACTGGAAATGTTAAATTATTCGAACATTCCGTTTCCCGACAAAATATTCATAATCCCAATGTATTTGACGAATTAGAAAGATTTAATTCAATATATAATCCCATCGAAACAATAATTCTTCATAATTACGAAGATGAAAAAAAAATAGAAAATATTGTACAATTCGCAAGTCTCCAAACAAAATCCATCCACATTATTAATTGCAACGATCAAAATGGACATGGTAAATTAGCACGTCAATGCGAAGAACAGACATATCAAAAGAAAATTTTGACAGATTTCTACAATAATATTCCAGACTACGATGCTTTTCTAGAATCTTCACAACTCATATTATATCCAACTGCATGTAAGAGTTTATGCTTTCTTTTAGATTTTATTTTTCAACATAATCCTAATCTAACTCATAAATTACATTTACCGGATTTTGATAATATAACCAATCGTCTTTTTTGCGGAAATCATTCACTTGTTCAATTAAATATTGTAAATCCAAATAATGTCAAGGGGCAGTTTTCTAGTGTAGTAAGGCTGCTCAATAAATGTATAACTCCTATGGGCAGACGTTATTTTAAAGATAAATTATTACATCCAGTTACAGATATCAACTATTTAAATACTCAATATGATATGATAGATCATATGATTACAAATTATGATAAATTTGTATTTTTAAGAAAGGAATTTATTAGTATTAGAGATATTGAACATTTATATAGAAAAATCATCTTTAATAAGATAACTCCATATGATTTTTATCAATTTGTAGAGAATTTACATAGCATTCTACAGATCCATGAAAATCTGAAGAATGATAGTGTCATTCAAACATACATTCAGAAAAATATTGGAGAAGATATTGAAATTACTTGTAGGAAATTAATTAATGTGTTGGAGAGAAATTTAAATAAAGAAATTTGTAAAACATTAACAAATAATAAATTTGAGATGAATTTCTTTAATCCAGGTACAAATGAGTTACTAGATAAAACCCACAATGAATTTATAAATGTAAAGGAAGAATTAGAAAAAGTAATGAAACTTTTTTCAACCATGATTCAAAATCGTGATTCCAAAGCCAAAGACCCTATAAAACTTCACAGAACTGAGAAAAGCGGTATGTATTTATATGCCACTAATAAAAGATGTAAAATACTGGAAACTGAATTAAGTAATATGACTGAACCGCAAAAAGTGGACATATCAAATATTAAGTTTACATCAGGAAGCGCAAATGGTTCTAGCAATAAAAAAATTATGGGTTCTAGTATGACGCAACTGTATAATAAATATATTCAAAAACAAGATAATCTTAGCGAGGTTTTGAAAAATGTATATGCTAATTTTGTCAGATCATTGGTAGATTATGATACTGAAATGCAGAATTTTGTAAAATACATATCACATTTAGATATGTTAATTACAAAAGCATTTATTAGTAAAAAGTATAATTATTGTAAACCGCAAATAGATAAAAAACCTAAAAAATCATTCTTTAAGGCATCTGATATGAGACATCCAATCATTGAACGTTTATTAATGCAAAATGGAAATGAAATATATGTACCCAATGATGTAGAGTTAGGAGAGAAAACAAATGGATTAATTATTTTTGGAACAAATGGGGTGGGGAAATCATCTATAAATAGATCTGTAGGTATATCTATTGTTATGGCCCAATCTGGCATGTATGTTCCATGTAGTAAATTTATTTATAAGCCGTATACTTCTATTTATACTAGAATATTAGGGAACGATAATATTTTTAAAGGATTAAGCACATTTGCAGTTGAAATGTGTGAATTAGCAACTATATTAAATAATTGTGATGAAAATAGTTTGATTTTGGGAGATGAGGTGTGTTCAGGAACAGAAACATCAAGTGCAGTTGCTATTTTTGCTCAAACATTGCTTGATTTGCAGAAAAAGAAAGCAACTCATGTATTTGCAACCCATTTTCATGAAATTACCAAAATGGAGGAAATCAAAAAGTTGAAAAAATTACATATAAAACATATGTCAGTGAGGTGTGATGGTAACGGTATACTATATTATACTCGTAAATTAGAAGAAGGGTCTGGTGCTAAAATGTATGGTTTGGAAGTTTGTAAATCTTTTCATTTTGAAGAAAGTTTTCTTGAAAAAGCACATAGTTTAAGAAGAAAATATGATAAAAGTACAAAAAGTAAATTAAAATCAAAAAAATCAAAATATAATGCTAAAAAGTTGAAGGGTGAATGTGAATTTTGCAAAGAAGAAGGAGTGGATATTCATCATTTAGAGCCTCAAGAAAAGGCAGGTGTTAACAACTATATTAAAAGTTTTCATAAAAATCATCCTGCTAATTTAACAAATATATGTAAAAAATGTCATAATAAATATACAAAAAATAAAACAATTCATAGAAAAACAAAAACAACTGAAGGATATAAATTAGTTCCTCAATAATCGCGTTATTTTAGGAATAAGTTTATTTTCACATATATTTTTTTTATCTAACCATATTTTATAAATGGCAAGAAAAAGTCGAAGAAGTTCAAGACGTAGATCACGAAGAAGAAGAGGGGGTATGTCAACCGATAATGCGGAATTTAAGGCAAAAATGGATAATGTTGCGACACAAGCAAATAAAACAATTATGGGTGCTAATACCGCTATGGCAAGTGCTAATAAAGCAAAAATGGATACGATGAATATGGCAAGAGCAGCCAGAGTTTCCGGTATATCTTCTATTTGCAAAAGTCCATTTATGAGAGACAGTGAAAAATGTAAAAAGGCAGCGAAAAAAATGATAGATGGTGCTAAAGTTCTTAAAGGAACTTCAGAAGATATTAAAAAAAGAGCGAATTCTCTTAAAAGTGCAGGACTTAAGGTTGGTGGCAGAAAATCTCGCAGATCCCGCAGATCTAGACGCGGTGGCAGAAAATCTCGCAGATCCCGCAGATCCAGACGCGGTGGCAGAAAATCTCGCAGATCCCGCAGATCCAGACGTGGTGGCAGAAAATCTCGCAGATCCCGCAGATCCAGACGTGGTGGCAGAAAATCCCGCAGATCCCGCAGATCTAGACGCGGTGGCAGAAAATCTCGCAGATCCCGCAGATCCAGACGTGGTGGCAGAAAATCTCGCAGATCCCGCAGATCTAGACGCGGTGGCAGAAAATCTCGCAGATCCCGCAGATCCAGACGTGGTGGCAGAAAATCCCGCAAATCCAGACGCGGTGGCAGAAAATAAAATATTATTGTATAATATAATGAGTAATTCAACAAAAACATCTAGTTCAACGCAGAGTTCAACGAAGTCGCAGGGTTCAACGAAGGCGCAGGGTTCAACGCAGGGTTCAACGCAGGCTTCAACGCAGTCGCAGCCTAGTGGTGCTGCCCGTCAGGCAATGGGGGATTTCGGGTCATCGAATAATTCAGGCAATGCCGGGACGAGTAGACCTCCGAAACTGAAAAGACAAACAAACAAAAAAACAAACACAGGTGGGCGAAGAAAATCTCGTAGATCCAGACGCGGTGGTAGAAAATCTCGTAGATCCCGTGGTAGAAAATCTCGCAGATCCCGTGGCAGAAAATCTCGCAGATCCCGTGGCAGAAAATCTCGCAGATCACGTGGTAGAAAATCTCGCAGATCCCATAGACGTTAAATCAATTTATAAAATTTAAAATCATTATTCATTATATATGAGTAATGATTTAGCAACATCAACATTAATCTTTATTTATGATAATATTTTTGCTATATTTTTTGTAGTTATTCTATTATCTGTATTAACTATTTATATAGTCATAAATGATATTACTTTTAGGGAAAAAAGATTAAAAATAGATAAAGTAATTACGATTGAAAAATTTACAACAGATGAACTAAAACACGAAACGTCTGAAGATATGAGAAATGACGGGTCATGTGATAAATTAAAATTCAAAGATTCTTGTACTGCTTTAGGGAGTTGTGTATGGGTTACAGCAGGAACTTCTGATAAAAAATGTGTATCTGCTAATCCAAATATAGATAGTACCGCTCCAGGAAGTGATGGTCCGGAAAAAAAATGCTTTAAAAAAAATGGTAAACTTATTCCATGGGAACTATACTATTATTTAGACGGTAAAGATATAAAACAAAATCCAATTGGAATTAGCATATGTTAAATTTAGAAAACTCTATTGAAATCGATTTAAAAGATTATTAATATTAATATTATAATATGTCTGGAGAAATCGCAATCGGAATTGATTTAGGTACTACATACTCTTGTGTAGGAGTATGGAAAAATAATAATGTAGAAATTATTGCAAATGAACAGGGAAATAGAACAACACCCTCTTATGTTTCTTTTAATGATACAGAAAGATTAATTGGTAATTCTGCAAAAAATCAGATATCTATGAATCCCGAAAATACTATTTTTGATGCTAAGAGATTAATTGGTCGCAAATTTAATGATGAGCAAATTCAACAAGATATGAAACATTGGTCTTTTAAGGTAACAGGCGATAAGGATGATAAACCACTTATATCAGTTAATTATAAGAATGAAGAAAAAATAATGAAACCAGAGGAAATATCGGCTATGATATTAACTAAAATGAAGCAAATATCTGAAAACTTTTTAGGTAAAACTGTTACGTCAGCGGTTATAACCGTACCTGCATATTTTAATGATGCTCAAAGACAAGCAACGAAAGATGCTGGTAGAATTGCAGGTCTTAAGGTATTAAGAATTATTAATGAACCAACTGCTGCGGCAATTGCATATGGATTAGATAAAGGTATGGATGTTGAACAAAAAGTTTTGATTTTTGATTTAGGAGGAGGAACATTCGACGTATCATTGCTTTCTATTGATGATGGTATTTTTGAAGTTTTGGCTACTGCTGGAAATACTCATTTGGGAGGGGAAGATTTCGATAGTAGAATGGTTGATTATTTTATTGATGAAATAAAAAAAAAACAACGTATCGATATTTCTAAAAATAAAAGGTCATTGAGAAAATTAAGAACTGCATGTGAAAGGGCAAAACGAACGTTATCAACAAGTACACAGGCTTTTATAGAAATAGATGCGCTGGCTGAGGGACAAGATTTTAGTTCAACTATTACGCGAGCACGATTTAATGAGATAAATATGGATTATTTTAGAAAATGTTTAGAACCTGTTGAAAAAGTATTAAAAGATGCCAAAACGAGTAAAAATCAAGTAGACAAAATTGTATTAGTGGGGGGTTCGACGAGAATCCCTAAGATCCAAGAGTTATTATCAGAGTATTTTAACAATAAAACATTGTGCAAAGATATTAACCCAGATGAAGCAATTGCATATGGTGCTACGGTTCAAGCAGCAATTTTATCTGGTGTAAAATCAGAAAAACTAGATGATTTATTATTGTTGGATGTAGCACCTTTATCACTGGGTATTGAAACATCAGGGGGTATGATGACAAACTTAATACCAAGAAATACAACTATTCCTACGAAAAAAAGTCAGACTTTTTCAACATATGCAGATAATCAACCGGGAGTATTAATTCAAGTATATGAAGGCGAGCGTAAATTTACAAAAGATAATAATCTATTGGGTAAATTTCAGTTAGATGGTATTCCACCTATGCCTAGAGGAACACCTCAAATAGAAGTAACATATGATATTGATGCAAATGGTATTTTGATTGTTTCTGCTGTAGAAAAAAGTACAGGAAAAGAACATAAAATTACAATTAAAAATGATAAAGGAAGATTAAGCCAGAGTGAGGTAGAAAAAATGGTGGCAGATGCTGAAAAATTTAAAGAAGAGGATGAAAAAAATGCTGCAAAAATAGAATCAAAAAGTAAACTAGAAAATTATTGCTACTCTGTGAAGCAATCCATAAACGATGAGAAATTAAAGGATAAAATTTCTGAGGAAGATAAAACAACGGTAACAGAAAATATCGAGGAGATACTAACTTGGTTAACCGAGCATCAGGATGAAGAAAAAGAAATGTATACTGAAAAATACACAGAATTTGAACAAGTAGTTTCTCCTATTATGACGAAGATCTATCAACAGTCAATGCCCGGAGGAATGCCCGGAGGAATGCCCGGAGGAATGCAAGGAGGAATGCCCGGAGGAATGCCCGCAGGAATGGCAGAGGCAATGCAAGGAGGAATGCCCGGAGGAATGCCCGCAGGAATGGCAGAGGCAATGGCTGGTGGAATGGCTTCACAACCGGAAGAAGATAATATAAAGATTGAGGAAGTCGATTAATACTTTAGATAAAATTTTAATTTTATATAATAATATAAAATTGATTTAATCATTATTTATATATATATTATATAAATCATGATTATTCCTATTAAATGTTTCACATGCGGTAAAGTCTTAGCAGATAAATATTTATTTTATCAGAAAGAAGTTAGAAAATTAAAAATAGAACAAAATATCGAACAAAATCGTGTTAGTTATTTAGATGAAAATAATTGTAAAAAAACACCCGAAGGTACGGTTTTAGATAATATTAAATTAACTAAGATTTGCTGTAGACGTCATATGCTTACACATGTAGACATAGAATAAATGATTGTTTCATAAGTTCATTAGTTATTTTTAAATAATTAATATTTTTTTAAATATTTAATATTTTTTTAAATATTTATATTTTATATATGGCAAGGAAATCAAGAAGAAAAAATATTTTCAAGAAAAGGGTTACCAAAAAAAGGGTTACAAAAAAAAGAAAATCAAGAAGAAAAAATAAAAGATTATCCGTTTCGCGTAAAAAACTTAATTATTATAAAAAAAAATTTAGGAAATTTACCAAAAATAATAGAAAAATGAGAGGTGGTTCAAAATCTAATTTTACATATGGATGTAAATATCCGCAAAATATTGGAAGTATTATAACAGGATATGCAAATAATACCAATCCTTTTTTACCTGATCCCAATCCATTAAATTCAAATATTCGCCCTCATGTTCTAAAAGGGGGTGGATCGATGTATGATTTTGGTTTAGGAGATTTATTATTAAACTATAACAAAGCAAGTAATTTTGGACAAAATATATGGCATAGGTATAAAGGTAACAAAAATGAAATGCCAGCGGACACTACTCATCAACCAGAATTAAGAAAAAGTTTAACACCTGACCATAATACTGCAGATGTTCCCAAATACTATTCACATGCCACCATTAAGGCAGCAAGCAATACTTTATAACGGTGTTTAAATTAAACACTCAATTAAACCCTCAATTAAACCTTCAATTAAACATACCCCCAAAAAAAAGTTATTTTCATACTATATAATAAATGAACCTTTTGGATACTTTAAAACAATTATGTACTCCAGCCCAAATATATTTTGCCATATCATTTTTATCTATTTTTTCAATGATGATTCAAAATATTCAAGATCCACATGCTTATTGCTGTGGTTTAGTTAGCGCAGCAAGTCCAGTTAATAATATATTTTACTTTATATTTAAAATTGTCTATGTTTTTGTATGGACCTATATATTAAATTTACTCTGTAAAAAGGGTTATAAAACAATATCATGGGCAATATTATTATTACCATTAATCGGTATGTTTATTTTAATTGGATTACTATTAATATCTCTCCAACGTCTTTAATTCTCAATTAATTCTCAATAAATTATCAATAAATTATAAATCATTTATTGATAACTTGTGTTAAAAAAATGATATCAATATATTATAAATGAACCATTCTGAAATATCTTGGAAGACAATTGATACTTTTTTTAAAGATGATAAACATATATTAGTAAAACACCACATAGACTCGTATAATAATTTTTTTTCAAAGGGTATTCAGGAAATTTTTAAAGATAGAAATCCTATCCGGTTTTTCAAAGAAATAGATCAAGAAACACAAACATATAAATATGAATGTGAACTTTATTTAGGTGGAATTAATTGCGATAAAATTTATTACGGAAAACCAATTATATACGATGAAACCGATGACGATATATCTAGAGCACATTATATGTATCCAAATGAAGCAAGACTTCGCAATATGACATATGGATTTACCATACATTATGATGTTGATGTTAAATTTAAAATATTAATCGAAAAAAATGATGGTTCAACTGGAATGGAAAAATTTCATGTTCATGAGGAAACAATTGAATTAGAAAAAATATATTTTGGGAGATTTCCTATTATGCTTCAATCAAATATGTGTTTAATGAAAGGATTGGAACCAAATGCTAGATTTTATATGGGTGAATGTAAAAATGATCCGGGTGGATATTTTATTATTGATGGAAAAGAAAAAGTCATTGTATCTCAGGAAGGAAGAGCGAATAACATGCTTTACGTATTAAAAGATATTAATGAATTATATTTATACAGCGCAGAGATTAAATCTGTAAGTGAAGATGCATCTAAACCTATACGAACCTTGGCAGTTAGAATGGTTAAAGAACAACCCAGTAAAACAAATCATCAGTTGGTTGTTAGTGTTCCACAAGTCCGTAAACCTGTTCCCCTTTTTATTGTTATGAGAGCGTTAGGTATTATATCAGACAAAAATATCATCAAAACTTGCCTATTAAACTTAAAAAAATATGAAAATTATATTGATTTATTTATACCATCTGTTCATAATGCCGGAAATATTTTTACACAAAAAGCAGCACTATTATATATTGCTACTCTCACAAAGGGTAAAACTTTAAACCATGTGATGAATATTCTAACTAACTTTTTCTTACCACATATTGGCGAACGAAATTTCACTGCAAAAGCACTTTATTTGGGATACATTGTTAAAAATTTACTAGATGTACATTTAGATATATCTCATCCTACCGATAGAGACAGTTATAAATTTAAACGTATGGAAGTCTCGGGTATTTTATTAAAAAACTTATTTAGAGAATATTATAAAAAACAACAAGATAATATATTTTTAAAAATAGATAAGGAATATTTCTATAAACATAATCAAAGTTCCTACCAAGATTTAGATTTTATAAATTTAATTGTTGCAAATAAAGCGGCTTTTTTTAAAGATAGAATTGTTGAAACTGGTTTTCGCAGGGCTTTTAAAGGTGACTGGGGTTCTGAAGCACATACAAAAAAACCGGGAGTAGTCCAAGATTTAAATCGCTTGTCTTTTTGGGGATTTCTTTGTCAATTACGGAAAACCAACTTATATATTGGAGCAGATGGCGCCAAAGTTATAAAACCACGTTTACTTCATTCAACGCAGTTTGGATTATTATGTCCACATCATTCACCAGATGGAGGCAATATTGGATTACACAAACATTTATCAACATCAACTCATGTTACAAGTGGATGTTCTGGTAGACCTTATATTAATTACTTAAGAAATTTACAAAATTCTGGAATCAAACTTATAGAGGAATGTTCATATGATTATTTATCTAGATCGACAAAAATATTTGTTAATGGAAATTGGATCGGATGTACTCATGACCCATTAAAAATTGTTACCATAATGAAATTACATAGACGAAATAATTTTATCGATATTTATACTAGTATTTACTTTAATATACAAAAAAATGAGATCATTATATGCAGTGATGCTGGTAGACCCATTAGACCTCTTTTTTATATTGCGGATGATCAGTTAAGTTATTCAAGAGACGATATTATAGAAAAATATAAATCAGATGATATGTCGTGGTTTGAAATTACTAGAGGATTTAACGGAAATAAAAAGGAAAATAATTGTGAAATTATTACACCCAAACAAGTTGAAAGATTACAACAAAATTCTAGTATTGTAGAATATATCGATACTCAAGAAGCAGAAGGTATTAAATTAGCACATTCAGCATTAGATAAAGAATCTTATGTAAAAAATAAGATTACTCATTTTGAAATCCATCCTTCCCTCATACTGAGTTTTATGGCAAATCAAACTATTTTTCCTGAAAATAACCCATGTACTAGAAACACATTTGCATGTGGACAAGCCAAGCAAGGTGTATCTTTATATCATAGTAACTACCAAATTCGTCTAGATAAAACAGCATATGTTTTAAATAATGGTCAATTACCTCTTGCAAAAAGTAGATATCTAAAATATTTGACAAATGAAGAACATCCATACGGAGAAAATGCTATTGTGGCCATTATGTGTTATTCGGGTTTCAATGTTGAAGATGCTGTTATTATAAACGAGGCTTCTTTACAAAGAGGATTATTTAGAACCACTTATTTTAATACATACGAAACTCATGAAGAAATAGAAAAGGTTGGTGGGATCAAAATACAAAATAGATTTATGAGTCATAAATCAAATAATATTATTGGGTTGAAACAGGGCTATAATTACGATTTGTTAGATGAAAAATCTGGATTAATTAAGGAAGAAGTCCGAGTAAATGAAAAAACAATCTTAATAGGTAAGGCCACAAATAGTCTCACAAATTTAGATACTTATAATGATACTTCTATTGGTCCGAAAAAAGGCCAGGTTGGGGTTGTAGATAAATCATTTATGACTAGTGGGCAGGAAGGTAAAAGAATTGCAAAAGTTAGAATTCGAGCAGAACGCATACCACAGATAGGGGATAAATTTTGTTCAAGGGCCGGTCAAAAGGGAACAATTGGTCTTATTATGAGAGAACAAGACATGCCATGCACAGCAGAGGGTATTAGACCAGATATTATTGTCAATCCTCATGCCATGCCTAGTCGTATGACTATTGGACATTTGGTTGAAACATTAATTAGTAAGACTGCTGCTATTTATGGTGGATTTGGTAATTGCACCGCATTTGAAAATAAAGGATCTAAACATGAAGAATTTGGAAAAATGCTCACACATGCAGATTATCATAAATCTGGGAACGAAGTATTATATAATGGAATGACCGGTGAGCAATTAGAGGCTGATATCTATTTCGGACCTACATATTATCTAAGACTTAAACATATGCCCAAGGACAAAATTAATTATCGAGCACAAGGCCCCAGAAATGTATTAACTCGACAAACCGTACAGGGAAGAGCAAATAATGGCGGGTTGAGAATAGGAGAAATGGACCGAGATTGTTTAATTGCTCATGGAATGGGTCATTTTATAAACGATTCTATGATGGTTCGAGGTGATCAGTTTTATATGGCTATTTGTAATATTAGCGGGTGTATAGCAGTTTATAACGAAGATAAAAATATTTTTCTAAGTCCTCATGTAGACGGACCATTGAAATTTGTTGGAAATATTGATAGTGAAATGAATATAGTTAATGTTAGTCGGTTTGGCAGGGATTTTAGCATTGTTAGGGTACCGTATGCATTTAAATTATTGATGCAAGAATTAATAACCATGAATGTACAAATGAGAATTATTACAGATAAAAATGTAGATCAAGTACTTTCTTTATCGGAGGGAAATACTATGGAAAAAATGACTAAAATTAATCTTGATAAAATTAGTAAATCTATCAAAAAATCTCAACAATCAAAAATCTCTCCATCGTTGGTAAAAGAAAAAACTCCTTCATCTGTAGAAGAAGATCAATCTATTATAAATACAGTTTCTAAGGACGATTGGCAGGATGATGTTAATTATGAAAGAAATGCTGTTCAAGATGAGTATCTGAATACTGTTCAAGATGATGTTAATTATGAAAGAAATGCTGTTCAAGATGAGTATCTGAATACTGTTCAAGATGATGGTCAACAAGAATTTAACAAAGGAGATATTGTTAGAGTGGAAGGAGAAGAAGGAGACTTTACAGTAGGAGATTTTGATGAAGACGACGGGGAGTATATCTTGCAAAACAAAAAAACTGGAGAATTAATATGGAGCACAAAAGATAAATTAAGACCTAAATCAGAAAGTCTAGAATTCAACCCAAGTCCGGATTATGCACCAGAAAGTCCGGATTATGCACCAGAAAGTCCGGATTATGCACCAGTTGAAAGCGACGAAGATCTTTTTGATAATTGGGTAGGTGTAGCAAGTGATGATAAATTGGATACTAACATAGATACTAACATGGATACTAACATGGATACTAACATGGATACTAACATGGATACTAACATGGATGCTAATATTGATAATCCGGATGTAGCCCAAACCGTTTTTGAACGTGCTAAAATTGGTAACCCTCCCAAAACAGAAAAAGAAAAGAATGAAGATACAATTGTAAATATATTAGGAGAAATAGAAGAGGATACTGGAGAGAAAATTATTACAAAAATTGTAAGTAAAACAAATAAAGAAGGTTTAGAGAAATTATCGACTATAGAAGATATTACTGAAAAAACAGAAGAAAATGAAGACAATCCTACTAAAACTATTACATCAAAAATATTGTTATAAATTAAAATTGAAAAAACATTAATCGAAAAACATATTAATAATATACCTATTATTAATATATAAAATGAGCACAAAAATTACTAATAGTCAAACTATATCCAAAATTTTTAAATCTAGAAAAATCTTCTTGCAACAAGCAGAAGATAAAGGATTTGATACATCGGATTATAATAATTTTAGCGTTAATGAAATAGCAGTACTTTATACTAATAATCAGTTAGATTTATTACTTAAACATACTAAAACTGGAAAAAAATTGTATTTTAAATATCAATTATTACCAAAATTACGAAATAATCATGTTTATGATTATATTGAAGATTTATTTAATATTGATGATGTTTTAAAACAAGAAGACGATCTTGTAATTATAACAAAGGAAAGAAGAAATGATAATTTAACTAACTTCTTAAACATATTATATAAAAAAGAAAAATACTTTATAAATACCTATAATTTAAATGATTTTATGTCTAATATTTTAGATAATGATCAAGTACCTCCTCATAGAATTTTATCAGATGAAGAAAAGGAAGAAATTAAGCAAAAATACAATATATTAAAAGATAAACAGTTTCCTGAAATATCTAGATTTGATCCTATTTCAGTTATCTATGGAATTCGTCCCGGGCAAGTTTTTGAAATTATACGTTCAAGTCCAACGTCATTGCAAACAAAATATTATCGGTTATGTATATAAGTAATGTCTGGTTATGATGAGAAAATTCCATTAGGAAAACAATTAGAAAATTTAAAATACAGATGGACAATCGCTACTAAAAAATATGTAACACATTATCCTGACTATAAATTAGGATTGGATAAATCACAATATAATCGCGCTAGTGCACAGGTAAGAAAAACATATAATGATGTATCTATTTTAAAGTCTAATTTAGATGGTAATATTTCATCTAATGCTATAAACTTAGAGCAAAAAGATATAAAAATAAAAGATATTAAGAAAAAATACAATGATCAACATGGAGAATTGAGAAATCAATTAGGAAGTAATAAAGCAGCAAAACCATTTAAAATACAAAAATATGATGAAAATAGTAAAAGTTATATCTTTTCAAGTTTTTACACAATATCTATATTTACACTTAGTTTTTTTATTTACAAACAATTAAATATTGAATAATGTTTTATAGTAATAATGTTTTATAGTAATAATGTTTTATAGGAATAATGTTTTCTAAGAATAATGTATATGTTTCAACAGGGAAAAAAATTCAAAAACAATCAAAATAAATATAATAATTTAGTAAAAAATAAAAATCTTAAACAGATATCATCTGGTAAAATTAACATTGTTAATAATTTAAGATATACTAATTTTACATCTATTGAAGGATTTGAAGGAGAAGATAGAGTAGAAAAAATTAACAGTGAAGAATTAGACAAACTTGAAATTTTAGAGAAATCATTTGACGATTCAATGAACCAATATATGGTCAAATATAAAAAATATTTAGAAGAATTGCAAACTAGACAAGTCTCAGAAAAAAGTCAATATAGAAATAAAGTTATTAAGGATGTAAATGGTGATAAGTATTATGTAAATAATATCGGAACGGCTAGACGATTTACGGATCTTGCTTGGGTAAATAAAGACAATTCATGCTCAGACCCAACAACTACTGTTAGTGCCAAAGAATTTTCCCAAATTAGTTTAGGATCTTCTATGGGTATTGGTGAAAAATGTACAGCGGGAGGATATAATGCTGTAGATTCGTCTTCTGGAACAACCGCGTGGATAGATACTTTAGGATACAAACATTTTTACGATGATTTTAGAAATAAACATTCAACTTGTCCTTCACAAACACAAAAATTAACTTCAATACAGTTTAATGCTATTCCAAATGGAAATTCTTTCGGCCGTGATGACCCTTGCTCTATTATCAGTTTAGATTCACCATTATATGATCAAATTATGACTCTTAATGGCAAATTAATGAGAAAAGTTGAAGAAATGAAAACAGAAGTTGATTTATTAAAAAATTCCGATATTGCTTTAGACAAAAATATTGTGATACAAAAACAAAAATTAATGAATGTGTATAATGATTTAAAAAAACAAAAATTAAAAATTAATAAGTTGAAGACTAGAAATAAAACAATGATTGGTGAAACGGATGAATTAATTCTTAACAGTTCTGCTATACAATTTCATCATTTAATTTGGATGGTGGTAGGTGGAACTTTTTTGACATCTATAATTATGTATTCCAAGTAAATATAACTTTTTTATTTACATATATTAAATAAAATGGTTTTTACACAACTGCTTGAAAATATAACTGACTTATTTTCTGGAAAGACAAAAAATGAAAATAATAGAAAAAATAAAATACCTCTTAACCAATTATCACAAGGATTAACCTATTTGCAAAATAAACAAAATAGATTCAACGAAATAAATAATAAATCATCATTATTTGAACAATTCGATACAAGTGCATTAGACAAAACTACTCAAAATGAATTGCAAGTTTTAGACATGCTAAAGGAAGAATATAATCAAAAACTTTCACAATATGCCACATCATATAAGGGATTCATGGAGAATTATTATAAATCTACGCAAGATGTTATATCATGTAAGGCTGATTGTGAAAATAAACATAAACCAGGAACTCCTGAATGGAAGTATAGTAAAAATGCCTGCAACGCCGGATGTGATCTTAAGGGACCATATGTATCTCAATGTAAAAGTAACTATAAAGGTTCTCGTGTCAACGGTGAAAAATGCGATAGTATAACAAAAGGCAAATGTCAAGGTGGTAACGTTGTTTTAGGAATGGATTCTACAGTAACAGATATAAAATACGCAGATAGCGATGATGTAACTATTAAAGATGGATGTTGTGAGTGCGGAGGAGGTATAGGAGGACCACCTACATCTGAAATAAATTCTTATAAAATCCATAAATGTGAAGATGTTCCAAAAGCATTAAAAATTCCATCAGGACAAGGAGGATATACCATAAATCGTTGTCATCAGGCTCTTCTTCCGTCAGCACGTGCAAATAAAAATTTATGGCAATCTTATTCGAAATTATCAAACGAAAATGAAGAATTAATCAAAATGGCTCAAAATATTTTTAATAAAATTAAAAAATTAAAAACAACAGACAAAAATATCAATAAAAAAATAAAAAATGAAGAGACACATCTTAAAAATCAATTAGCACTTTATGAGAATGTATATGCAAATATTAAAGATTTCGATGTATCCAAGCAAATTACAGTAGAGGGGCAAGTTGAAGATATCTTATTGAAAGAAAAAAGTCAATCATTACAACTATTTATATGGTTAAGTTTAGCAATTTTAACCTTTTCTTTAGTCATTCATAGAATAAAAAAATAATTTGACTTTTGATATAATTTTATAATTTATATAATTTAATATAATTTAATTATATATATATAATGGCGGATTTATTTCAATCAGGTAATATTCAACAGAATACAGATGGTGGTTCTTTAACATTAGATCAAAGAAATCAGTTCAGTTCTCAAAGACCAGGACTTTTAACTGATAAACATGATAATACAATTAAAAATATTAAAGATCTACAAGAATTAGAAAAATATATGTTTCAAAATTTACAATCTCTTAATAAAAATTCAACGGGTTCAATACAAGAAACAGATATTATTAAAAATCGCATTGGAGAATTAAGTTCTATGAGAGTAGCATTATTTAATCAATTAAAATCAATGTATAAAGATCAACAAACGCAAACTGCTAGTAGTAGAAGTAATTTAGCAGATCAATTAACAATGACTTCTGTTATTGATAATGAACTTACAAATGCACAAAGTCAATTAGATGTTTTAGAAAAAGAGTATTCAAATAAAAAAAGACTTGTCGAATTGTCTGAATATGAATATGATAGATATAGTTCTCACAAAAATATGATGAAAATTACGGTTTACGGTGCTTTAGGTGTTTTGACTATTGTTTATTTAATGTCTTTTCCATGGTTTCCAGCATCAGTAGGTATGTTATCTATTTGTATTATAATTGCTATTGTATTAATTTCTATTTCAGGAAGAATGTTAACAAATCTTACTAGAACAGGCCTTTCTTGGAATAAATTTACCTTTGATAAAAAACTTTCCCCTGATGACATGTCAGGAGAAAAAAAAACAAAAGGTTGGTGGAATTTATTTGCTACTTCTTGTGAAAATATAAGAGATACTGCAAAAAATACCGCTGACAATGTTTCAGACATTTTAAAACAAGAAATGGATACCAGTTCTAAATTAAATATGCAACAAGTTGCTGTACCAGAAGGTTTCACATCTTACGTAGAAGATAATGATCCAAAAAATGCAGAAGCATTTTTTAATATTTAATTTCTATTTTTAATTTTTATTTTTAATTTCTATATATTATATATTATATGGCAAATCAAATGAATTCTGCTTTAAAATCTTTACAAAAAATACATAAGCAACTTAATAATAGAGGTTCATTATCACCTGAAATGTTAAAGAAAAATAAGATAGAAAAATTAAGGAATGAAATGATAAATGCTGAGAATAGAATGCATAATTCCCCAAATGAATATAATAGAGCAGAAAAAGCATATTATCTTGAATCGAAAGGATCCGATTATTATTCTACCATCCAACGAGATAAATATAAAAAAGAAGCCAATACACAAGTAAATTCATGGAATAACGAATCAGTGAATAGTATGTTCGATAGTATTGAAAATTCTATAAATTATTACAACTCACAGAATTATTATGTAGGTAATGTCGATGAAGTATACAAATCTTATGATACAGATTTATCTGATCTAACGCGAAAAATATATGATACTGAACAAACCAAGAACATAAATGAACGACTAGGACAATTTTATTATAATAATACTGAAACTGTTGATTGGTGGACTTACTATTTAAAAATATTGTATTACGGGTTAATCATTGTTTCACTTTTTATCTTTATATTCAAAAGGCAATTTCGTCAAATAAAAATGTATATATTTTTCGCAACCATCTTAATTATGCCATATATGCTTGATAAATATTATACTTTTATTATGGGAATATTTAAACATATAAAACTTGATAACATATATTTTATTTTTATTGTAACAATGTTGTCTGTTATTGGTATCTTGAATTTTACAAGTAAATTACCATTTAATACGGCATATGTTAATACGGCATATGTTTAATACGGCATTTAATGTATCATTAAAATGATATTTTTTGTTTAGATTTATAAATATAATAGTTTTTAATTATATTTATTAACATATCGCCTTAGCCACGAAAAACATACCCACTAATCCCAGAACAAATCCAAAATGGTAATTAAATTGCATAGTTTTATAAATTTTTAACCATGCATTTCGTTGTTTTTCTGTTTCTAGGTATTTTACCATATAATCAGTTTTAGGATATAATATATAATAAAAATAATTTGTAGTAAATGAAATCGCCAAAACCTGACATATATTCGAGGTTCTATTTTGTTTTGTGTTTGAATTATTTATATATAAACTAGCAACTGATAATACAAATCCTAATGCAAATCCCTGAAAATAAATCTTTCTTCTTTCTTGAACGATAAATTTATATCGTTTTTGATTATCAATACTAAGATCATCTAAATAAGAACCATGTAATTCTTTTTTATCAGTTAAAAAAGAAACAAAAATACTAGCACAAATAAAGGATCCTGCTATTATACAATATGTTTGACAAACCATATATATATATATATTAATTATTTTTATTAATTGTTTCTAAATTTTATTGATTGTTTCTAAATTTTATTAATTGTTTCTAATCACTGTTAGACGTTTCATCTTCTTCACTTTCATAATTATCATATATAATCTTATAACCCCACCATCCTATTTTACGATATTTTCCCAATGTTTTATTTAGATATTCATATAATTCTTTGGCTGCAGGTGCTCGCGTACCATAATTTTGAGGATACCATTCGTTAAACTCGCCACGAATATCTGTTTTTTTAATCTTATCATCCTTATTACCCTTTGAAATCTTTTCTTTCTTAAATTGTGCCCAAAAGTCTTCCTTTTCTTGATATTCCTTAGATGCTTCTAGAACCATATCACAATCATTCACCTTACCCTCCATTTCGTCACATTTGTTAACTAAAACCGCTGTAAATACCTGAACCCATTTTTTGATTTTGGTTTCCAACTGATCATCTTTTGGATATATAGGTCTTTCAGCATCGTCTACTAATCCTTGGCTTTTTTTTTCACAAAACTCATTATTATCTAAAAATTCTGAACGAAAATCCACTTGACGAATTCTCCTCCAAGTACCCTTATCATTGCTTTTAATTTCAAATAAACGATTTGTACAACAAACCAGTTCAAATTGAGGGTAAAATTTCGTCATTTCTCTACTATACATTCCTCTGCCTTCCATTTCATCTCCACCTACCATTTGCTTCATTACACCTTCATTTAAAATATCCCCAGCACTAGGTTCATCCATAGAAATATAACGCTTACCCTTTAATAGTGCAATCTCTGGTGTAGGACCCCCTATACCCTTTCTTTTTTGTGTTACTAACGCAATATTCATTTTCCCACTATATTGACCCAAAACAAGATTCATAAGATTTACAAAAATAGATTTACCATTACCCCCTATACCAGTGTAAATATTAAATTTTTGGTTGCGATTTGTTCCAATTAAAGACGATGCCGCATGTTCCCACATATATTTTCGCAATTCTTTGTTTGGAAAAATTTTAAAGAAGAAATCATCTATTTCTTCCTTTATTTTTATCTGTTCAGAATTATTCTTGTCGAAAGGTATATAATTTGTTTTTGTTGAAAAACTAAGATAATCTTCGGCCTCTCCATTTCTAAATTCTTTTTTTTCAAAATCATACACCCCATTTTCAAACCCTAACAAATGTTTATTTGCATCTAATAAATCTGTTAATTCTGGATTATGAAATAATTCTGCACATTCTTTCATAATATTATTTTTTTGAGAATTCATCTTAAGTTTAATAGCAATTCTATTATACATTGCAGCATGTTCTAGATATTTTTCCCTCTCTGCTGCACTAATATTAGCGTCAGCAGCCATATCCTTTTCACTTCTCGTTTTTTCAACATAAAGTTTATTTATCTTCTTAGAAAGTTCACTTCTCAGGCCTGTACCACTATCATTTTCAACCCATCTATGATTTTGGAATTTATACCATTTGTTATTTCTAATACTTACACAACAATATTCACCTTGAAATAGATGTTTTGTTAAGATTGCCAAATCCGTATCAGAACCATTACTTTCCAATGTACTGTGTAAAAATCGATCTATGGAATTATCTCGAATTTTTTTATATTCATCAGGATTGTCTTTCTTAGCCCAATAATGTATCGATCTCCATGTATACGTATTGTATTTCATATCATTCTTCCATTTATTTAAAAGACCGGGTATATCATCCCAATTAAATTTTGGAGATTGTTGTGAAAATTTAAGCCATGTCCAAAATAAACCATCATGTGTATTATGTAAAGCCCATCCTACATTTAACCAATTTGTAAATGGTTCATAATATTTATCACTTAAACACATAACAATCTCATGTATTTCTTTTATATGATAATCTTTGATATCAAAGAATTGCATAACATTATCAATTATTGCATTTAATTCTTTTAAATTTTTAGGAAATTTTGCAAGCATACTTGTCGAAACTGTAAGAAGTGAACCATTGTATTGGGCTGTTTTTCTGCTTTTCTTCTTCTTTGGTTTGGTATTTTCTGTTAGTTGATTCATTTGATCTTCGTATTTCTTCTTTATAGTATGCATTTTTTGAAATGTAGTATTTTGCGAACTAATAACTGGTAAAAGTTCCATTGTATTTAATGTATCTATATCAATGGGTTCTTTATCATATGTATCACTATCAAGAGTTAATGCATAGGCATATGTTAGTTTATATGGTTTGCAATTGGGTTTCATACTACCCCACATTTGCCAATTGTTCCTACCAGAACTAATACACTCATCAAATATATCCTCAATCTTATTAATACAACTAAGATTTTTAAATATATTGGTTTCATTTTTCTCTTTTCTCATTACTATTTCACGTAAAACCATTTGGATATTATGCGTCATAGAAATTCCAAATACAAGATGTATTCCATCTTTTGTCACTTCTTCCAATGCATTTACATCCTCCTTTTCAAATACAAATACGGGAAATCTTATTTCTGTATCTAAATCAAACAGTTCCTGTATAGATTCTACATATAAATCTACAATATCGCTAATATCACCTCCTTGATGTTGTCTACTTGTAATTTCGATTGGATATTTTAAATCTAAATCTACCAATAACGGTCCACCCTCTATTTTATTTTGAGTTTCTGTTAGATATTCTGGTTTTTTGTCTTCAAATATGTGCTTATGATATAATTTATAAAATTCATCTCGGTCACTTATTGGAATATTATATGATCCGCCATACACACCTAATTGAACATTTCCTATCCTTGTATGAGTATACTTACCGTCTTTGGTACGTTTTCTTTTTTTTAAAAATGCTGTTAATGATTTGCATGATTTCATGAATCTTTAAATAATATATCAAGAGATTTTTTAAATCAATTTTTAAATTGGACTATTTTTTGTATTATATAAACTTTATACCACATATGGTATAAACTTTAAATAAAAGCAAAATCTATTTAAATGTTTCTAAATATAAATTTATATATGTCTGAAAAAATCTCAATGAATCGGGATAATATTATGCGATTGCAAAAAGATATTATCGGTATAATTAAACATCCTTTAACAGATAATGGCATTTATTATGCACACGATGATAGTAATATGTTAAAGGGATATGCTGTTATTTTTGGACCGGATGATACTATATATAGATACGGTGCCTATATTTTTGAATTTAATTTCCCTACTAACTACCCGTATTCACCTCCAAAATTAAAATATTTGACAAATGATGGCTCTACAAGGTTTCATCCGAATTTATATAGAAATGGGAAAGTATGTATTTCTATATTAAATACATGGCGAGGTGAACAATGGACATCCTGTCAATCTATAACGAGTATATTACTTATGTTAGTTACTCTATTACATAATAAACCTTTATTGAATGAGCCGGGAATTAAAGAAAGTCATAAATCTTTTTTAGATTATAATAAAATAATCACTTACAAGAATCTAGATATTGCTATTTTACGAAATATAAGAAAAGAAAATGCAACTAAATATAATGATATTATTAATGGTCTTTTAATATATCATAAAAAACACATTGATGAACACAAAGATGATATTTTAAAATATATTTGCGATATAAAAGAAAAAGATGAATATAAAGATGGAATTAAACTACATACAACAAGTATTTATAACATGCGTATTGGAGTAAATTATGTGAAACTATATGATGATTTTCTAAGTTATTTCAACGACAAAGAACTTTTAGTTAAAGAAAAAGTTAAAGAGAAAGTTAAAGAGAAAGTTAAAGTTAAAGAGAAAGTTAAAGAGAAAGTTAAAGAGAAAGAAAAAGTAAAATTGAAATAAATAAAAAAATATACTATATAAATAAAAACATGCACTTTTGTAAAGAATGTGGAAATATGTATTATTTAAAACTTAAAAGTATGGACGACGATTCGAGCAATAATTTAGTGTATTATTGTAGAAAATGTGGTAATGAAGATGAAAATATTTTAGAAAATAAGAATAATTTATATGTAAGTAGAAATGAATTGAAAGTGCAAAGCAATTATAAAAATGTTATTAATAAATACACAAAATTAGATCCTACTATACCTCGAATTTATACGATTGATTGTCCAAACGGGGAATGTGTCTCTAATAAACATTTAGAAAAAGGAACAGAGGGGGTTGAGAAAGAAATATTATATATTAAATATGATAATGCAAATATGAAATATATTTATTTATGTGCTCATTGTGATAAAATATGGAATATTGATTAAAAAAATAATAAAAAATAATAAAAAATAATAAAAAATAATAAAAAATATATTAAAATTGAAAATAACTTATAAATAAATATTATAAGTTATATAATGTCTGAACTTCAGGAAGTAAATATTGAAGAAGAATTGTCGAAAAGTGAAAATGAAGATGTACCTGTATTATCCATTCAAACTGATCCATTAGAAGAACCCCAAGAAGAACAAGAAGAAGAACCTCAAGAAGAACCTCAAGAAGAACCTCAAGAAGATCCTCAAGAAGAACAAGAAGAGTTACTATCTTCATTAATACAAGGTAGTCCGTCTCAATCACCATCTAAAAAAGAAGAAATAGACGATATTCAGGAATCTTTAGAAGAAGGAGAAATTCCAGAGGATCTATCGCCGACTGTTCAAATTTCAGAAGATATAGTAGATACTGTAGATACTACTGTTAATTTACAAAATGAACAATCAATGTTACAAAATGAACAATCAATGTTACAAAATGAACAATCAATGTTACAAAATGAACAAGACAGTGATGAAGATTCTAGTGATGAAGAAGAAAATATTATTTATAAAAACCTAGAAGAAGATATAGATACAAATATCTTAAAATTTTATCATCCTGAAACTGAAAATATTAATTATAAAGAACTATTAACGCTCTCAAAAATTACGAAGAATAAAAAAGGAGAAATCATTGATCCTTTTCATAAAACTCTACCATTTATTACTCAATATGAAAAAGCAAAAATTTTAGGACAACGGGCAAAACAAATTAACCACGGATCAACTCCATTTGTAGACATATCCTCTAATATTATTGATGGTCATACAATTGCATTAATGGAGTTTAATCAAAAAAAAATTCCATTTATTATAAGAAGACCTTTGCCGAATGGAACGAGTGAATATTGGAAAGTGAAAGATCTTAAAATAATTTTATAATTTTATAATTATGTAAAAAATTATAACAATAGTATTTTGTTTATCTATCGGGTCTAAATCTAGATTTAGACAAAAAGTTATAAATTTGTTTTTTTGATAATTGATCAGAGGTATTTGCATAAATATTTTCATTTACTTGTGTATTTTGCCCACTTATTATCACATTATCTCCACATGACCCTCTACCACCTGGCCATCTATCCATTTGATTTAACCAATCTTTTTCAGTACCAGCATAACCATTTGGTACTGGATTGGTTAGTAGTAATTGACTAGCAAATAAATTTCTGGTTGTTTCATTTATATCTGTTCGCAATAATTTTGGAGCAAATAATTTAAAATTTGTACTTGTTGTATTAAATCGACCAAAAGGAAAACGATTTGTATATCCCTTACAAACAAATATTGTATCTGTAGTAAATCCTGTTATAGAAAGAGATAATCTAGGAGTTTTTGGTATAGTATTTACATTAATAGATGACTCATACACAAATTCACCCGAAACTGTATACTGATATTTATCATAAATACGAATTTCTGTATCTATAAATTGTATATTATCACCTATAATATTTATTTCTGTAGAATCTCTGTCATAAGTTCTGGTTACATTAACCAACGTTGCCATATCTTGTCTAACAATTGTCCAAATTATTTTTCCCTGACTGTTATCAAAATAATATTTAGGCCATGATATTGTAATAGATTTATTATCTGGCCGAAGTTCAATGTTATGTTCAGGTATATCTGGCAATTCAACTAAATTAACTTGAATAGTTCCCGGATAAATTATCATATTTTTAAGTGTATTATTACTTTGAGCATTATTACTGGCTGTTATATCAAAATAATAAATACCGTTATAGGGTTGCGGGGTTGTATTTGTACTTGGTGTTTTATCAACAGGTCCAGTATTAGAAAATATGGTGTTTACATCAAATATATTAGTTGTTGTATTTAATGGTTGATCAATTGTTGTTGTACCTGTTATAGTATTAGATAGGGTTCCATCATATTTATTATTAGTACTTCCTTTATAAAATGTATTTTTAATATCAATTATATTCCCACCGGTGTTTTTATTATTGGATAATTTTAAATATATAGAGTCGGTATTTAAAGATGGAATATTATCAACAAAATCAAAATTTAATGATGGGTTTCCAGTTTTAGATGGTTCTATTGTATTTGCATCGGTGATTGTAGGTATATATGATACATTCGATTTATTAGAAGCAGTGTTAATTAAAAATATTTGACCTGATAAATATAAATCAATTACTAATATAGTTCCTGCTATTTTCCTCTGCCTTTCCAAATCATCAAAAGAATCATCTATTATATTATCTGTTACTAACTCCGATAATGTTGTATTAATCTTCCAGTAATCTGATAAAAAATTTTGTTTTAATTTAAATAAAAATGAATTTTCATTAATGAAAGCATCTTCTGTATTTAAACTATTATTATTTACCAATCCCTTACCTAAAGATACACATGATCTACTTATTGTTAAATTATCCGACACATTTGTATCAAATCTTATATCTATTGATGGAGAGTTTTCGTCGTATGTACCATCTGCATTAGAGTATGCACTGGTGGGGGGTAGAGTTGTGTCTCTTCCTGAAATATAAATTTTTTTTGATTGTAATAATTCAGTATTTATAGTATTACCTAATAAATTATCTGCATTTAAATTTAATCCATCATTCATAAAAAATTTTTCTAATTTCATTTCTACACTAAATATATTGTTTGTGTCAATTAAAGGGTCATATTGAATAATCCCAATATTCTCATTGTCTTCGTCGTAATCAAATATATTATTTGTAAAATCTCTATCTATTTCTGGAAATAAAAATAAGTTAAATTTATTATTATTTATAACCATAATATTTGTGTTTGTTTCAGCAAAATTCTTAATTGCACTATTATATAATTTTAAACTATTCTGTGTTGTGGGATCTTCCAATTTAAATTGATAAACATATGTTTTTATATCAAAAGTTGTAGATTGAATATCATTATAATTTGTGTTTGCATTAATTATTGATACTTGATTAAAATATCCCGATGCCACGTCAAATAATATTATTTTTTGTTCTCTTGGCGGGTCGTCACTCTTCCATTCTAATGTTATCGATTCACTATCTCTAGTCGCATCCGTATATGTTGTTCCTGAAGTAGACGGTGTCCCATCCATACCAGGATATCTTTCAAATGTTGTTACTGTAGAATTTGGTAAATCTGGATTATTATTTCCAAATTTAAACGTTATTGATAAAGTACCCGTTCCTGATGTTAAAGGTTTGATAGGTACTAATGGCTTATATCTTATTTCAAAATAATTGGCTTCTAATTCATCTCTCATCGACCATATGTCAGTAGAAGTTGAACTATAGAATATGGAAGAATTATCAAAATAGTATGGTTCTGTAGTTTCTCTTACTAATTCTAATGTACCCGGGGTTTTCCTATAACCACCGCCTTTATTTCCTATATGTGTTTTTTCTGTACCATTATAGATAACCTTAATATCAACATAAACAAAATTTGGGATATGACGATATGCATATTTACCTGATACTTGAATACCATATGCTGTACCTGTGTACGAAGGTATTGAGGTTGGATCGACTGCGGTTTGGTTTTCAATAATATCCATCACGTTATCACCCGTTGAAATAAATAGTACTTTTGAATGTCGCTCTGAATTTAAACTACACCAAAAAAGATTATTTAACTCATATGTGTTTGAATTGTCTGTTGTTGGGAAAATACTTGAATTTGTTGATGTAATTATATCATCATCATCAATACTACTATCATCATAATATTTTGGTGATATTTGAACATTTAAATTTAAATCTAAATAACTATTAATGTCATCATTTATAATAGAACACCAATTTAATGGATAATATAACCAAATTGGGTTTCCATTAAAATCTTTTTCTAAGATTTCTGAATTTTGTATACAATAATTTGTATTAAAATCTAGAAATTCACTAGGACCAATTATATCTCCACTAAATATATAATTATAATACCTTCCAGTATTAACAACTAAATCTGATTCCTTTTCCTCGCTATCTGTTAATCGAACTACTAAATATTTTAAATTGGGTAAACTATCATCTTCATCCGTCTCACCATTTAAAAAATTTCTTTTTTCCATTGTAGAATCTTCAAAATTAAGAATAATTATATTATCATTTCCCGAAATATCTTTAATATTTTCCGATTGTGGTTGTGTCCAAGCAATTGTAGGTGATGTTGACAAAGTAAACTGAGGAAAACCTATTTCATAAACTGTATTATTTGTTGTATCTATAAAAGATCTATTCATAAGTTCTACTTTTGCCAATTCATTTTTATTTTTTATAATTTTCAACCATGCATTATCTCCCATATTTACATTATCAATTGATGCATCTCTAGTAAGTCTAAAAGTTGGCACATTACTATAAAGTTCTGTCATTATATATAATTAAATATTATATATAATAAATTAAAAAATTTGAGTATTAAAAAAATTAAAAAAATTAAAGCAATACAATTTGATTTAAGTACATTCTTTAAAATAAGCATATCTTAACATCGTATTTGATGAAAATGATGAGCCTGCTGATTTATTTTTTATTGCCATTGCATATTGCATCTTCGATGATATTTTGTTAACTTTTAAATTTTCCAACTTGTCTTGATATTTCTTTTTATCAGCATCACTAATTTTTTGATTTTGCCATAAATTCATCGACAAATTACAGTATCTATCAGCACATAGATTTGACATATATTATATGTTATATATAATATATTTCAAGATTTTTTTTAAGATACTTAAAACTTCCAACGATTACCACAATTTAAACATGTAATAAAAGTAGTCATAGGTTCATCTGCTGATCGCGTTTGTAATTGATAATATGTACATTTTCTTTTCTTACATTTATAACACTTAAACTCATCTGTGGATGCAGCCAAATTATCAGTTGTTAAATTTTTATCTCGTTTAATTTTTTCCTGAATTAATTTATTCCATTTTTTTCTATTCATTTCTTGATGGTTCATATATGTTAAATCTCTTGCCTTCATCTCCTTATTTTTAATTTTTTCTATTAATTCAATATTACATGAAGATATTTTTGAATTTAAATTATAATAGATAGATTTAAATCTATCTGTATATATTTGAACAAAATATTTATTCTCCCATTTTCTAACAACATTCTTTTGTTTTGCCTTTTTAATCGAATAATTAAAAATACCCTTTTCTATATTTATAGATAGTTTTTTGTTCTCAATAAAGTTTTCTATATTCGTTACGATTTTATTTCTAAATTCCTCATTGTTTTTAAGCATACTTATATGTTATATTCTCTATCATTTTAAGTTATTTCAATTTTAACTTTTTTTATGGTTCTTCATCACTATCTGATATATAACTTTCTTCACTTAATTCAGACCCCATATCATTTAAACCATCATCTGATTCATCTTCAGATACTTCTTCAAATTCTTCGTCCGATTCTAATTCAGGCAAAGGATCTTCGACATTTTCTTCACTTTCTACTTTACTATTTTGTGCTTCATCCTCCAATTCAATTATTTCATCATTGCTTTCATATTCCTCGTCAGGTACAAAATCACTATCTTCTTCACCAGAATCAACTATAAAACCATCCTCTTTTGAATAACCTTCTTTTGTTTTATATTTTTCAGGAATTATTTCCTCGTCGCTAAAACTATCTTCTTCTCCCAAATCTTCAAACCCCCCAAATAATTTCTCATATATTTTTTCCCATTCCTCCAAAGTCAAATCTTCCACATTATCATCATTAATCTCTTCATTAAAATGTTTTACCATAATTATTTTCCCAAAAAAAAGTTCACTATCAATTGGTGGAGGCAACTCATATCCATTTTCATTATTTGCCCTTCCACTATTTGTCGCAAACAATGATACAAATTTATCACTAACTTTCCACGTATGTTGTTTTATAAAATTTTTACTATTTTTTAAATTTGCCTTTTTATATAATTCAGTTAACGAAAATTCTCTTAATTTTGTTTCTTTTTTATTTTTATTTTTGTCTACAATAATAATCTTAGTCATTTGTATGTATTATTTGATAATCGGTTTAAATAGTTTATAAAATAATATAATAATGATGCACCAATATTTTGTACAACCCTTAGATATTCACAAAATAAAACCGTCTATAATTAATAAACTAAAAGATAATTTCGAATATGTTGAATATGATCAACATATTTTATATACGAAAAATGGTTATTATATTGTAAATAATGATAATGTAACCTTATTTAAAATAATTAATAAAGATAATACAACACAAGATAATACAACACAAGATAATTTTTTAGATAAATATACCTTATATGGTAACGATATTTATACAAAAAAAATAGAAAATATCACCAACTTACCTGTTCATTATTATTCTATGAATATCAAAAAATTAAGTTTTTATTCCAAAGGAAGTAAAAATCAAATGATTATTGAAATGAAACAAGATAAAATTCTTAAATTATATTTTACTTCAAAAGACAAGAAATTATCTGAAAATAATTATTTTTTTAATAAAGATATAAGTTTATATTTAAAATCGTTAAATATTTAAGATATATATACATGTTATTTTGGATATGTCAACAAATCGTATTATCAATTATTTTAATATTATCATTGCATTATAGTTATTTGTTTTTTAAAAATAATTTAACAATACCTAAAACTATAGATATGATCAAAAAACCAGTTGGACAATATAAGGAGATTTACAATTCACTTAAACAAAATAAACAAAAAAACGCACAAAAAAATGAAACCATGAAAAATGAATTAAAAAGTTATCTAAAAAATTTATCAACCAAGAAAAATAACGAAACAAAACCAAAAAAAACAGAGATAAGCGAAGCAGGGAATGTTTTTAATACAAATAACTTTAGTACATTTTAAAAATATATTTAGAGATACTTACGCATTACATTATATCTAGATGTTTAAACATAAACCCTCGAAAAATAGTAGAAATAGTAGAAATAGTAGAAATAGTAGAAATAATGGAAATAGTAGAAATAATGGAAATAATAGAAATAATGGAAATAATAGAAATAATGGAAATAATGGAAATAATTATAAAAAATTTGACAATAATGAAAATTTTAGTAATATTTTAAGATATTTTCCAAAAATAGAACTTCCTTATGAAAAATCTATACATAACAAAGTTCAAGCAGATATATATGTGTTAATACCAAAGGGTAAAAAATGTTTTTTATGGTTTAAAAACCATAATAATAAACCATTTTGTTTCATGATGGTGATAAATTTAAAAAATAAAAAAATTACAAGCATAACCTCCAAAATAACAAGTTTTGATCCTATTTTATGTTCGGGTACAGGTACAATTTTATATGGGACAAGTTTTGAAATAAAAGAAAATAAATGTTTCTGTATTGAAAATATTTATTACAATAAAGGTCATAATTTGTGTAAATATAATCAATATGAAAAATTAAAACATATAAATGAACTTATGCATTATAATATTTCTCAACATAGAATAATCAATAATCAATTAACAATTGGCACACCTGCTATGTCGCCAGATATAGAAAAAATATATCAAAAGGCATTAGATATCCCATATCAAATATATTCTATACAACATAGATTGTTATTTCAAAATAAAACATTTTTAAATTTGATTTATAAAAATAAACAAACACTGCATAAAATTTTCAATATTAAGGCTACTATTATTAATGATATTTATGATTTATATGATTTAGATAATAATCCTGAAGTCAAAAAAACAGGAGTTGCATATATTCCTGATTATAAAACAAGTGTTTTTATGAATAGGATTTTTAGAAATATTAAAGAGAATGAAAATTTAGATGCATTGGAAGAAAGCGATGATGAAGAAGAATTTGAAGATATTTCAATTGATAAATTTGTTGATTTAGATAAATTTGAAAAATTAAAATGCGTTTATAATAATAAATTTAATGGATGGGTTCCTATTGCACATTTAGAAAATTAATTGGAAAAAAAAATAACTATATATATATAAATGAGTTTAGTAAATGCCAACAATGATCAATTTATACACGATAGAATTTCAAATACAAAGGGTGTTACATGTTCGGGTCAAACAGGTGGAGATTATGGATCTACAATGTCTTCTCTTTCAAAATCAGATAGTTTAGGTAACACTTATCCTATTGTTGATAAACATTATTCCAATTGTCAGAAAGGTGGAGGCGGACATGATTACGATGCCGACTTTGGAGGCGTAAGTTATGGGTTTACCAAATCTGGCGCACAGCATGCCAATACTCTGCGAGGAAGTTATGCTCCTATCACAAAACTTAAAAGTTCCAACATGTGTGGTGGTAAAAAGAAAAAAAGAAAAACTAAGAAAAAAGCCAATAAAAAAACAAAAACACGTAGCAAAACACGTAGCAAAACACGTAGCAAAACACGTAGCAAAACACGAAGCAAAACACGAAGCAATGTTCGCAGAAATAAGGGTAGAAGAAATTTATTTGCTACTCCTGCTAGAGTTTCTCGTTCTCGTTCCAGAGGAGGTCTTCTGACTCATCCACCTAACAAAAATGATTGTTGGGATGAATATAATAAATGTTATGATAACATTATATCTCCAGAAACCCAACAAAATTTAGTAGACGTATGTCAAATGGGACTTAAATCATGTTTAAACCCTCCATTGCGTGCTGCATCTGTTGGTGGAAGAAAACGAAGAAAATCGCGAAGAAAACGAAGAAAATCGCGTAGACGAAAACATAAGGGTGGTGCATATTCCCAGTATGCCAGTAATGTAGCACATTCTGCTGGATACTCCGCTCCCAATACATTTGGATCTCAACCATGGGCTACTGGTCCTGTCAGTAAATTAAGATATGTCAATAGTTATGACAATTACAATCACTACAAAAAATAATTATTAAATAAATTTCAGAAATATGAAAATTTATTTAATATACTTATTTCCAAGTAATATTAATACTATGTATTTGTTTTTCTGTATATTCCCACCACAACCCATATCCTACTCTTTTTTTTGAAATACTATTATGAATAGGTTTAGACGAAACATATATATCTTCTTCATAAGTAATATATAATTTTGGTTTTCTCTTAATTTTAATAATACCTTTGTCTCTAATAATTCTTCCTATAATTGAACTTTTTTGTTTTATGGGATATTTTTTTTTTAAATATAATTCTAATTCATCTTTATCTTTAAATTCATTAAATCTTTCCATATCAAATCTGGGGTTAAGATAATTATAAACATTGAATATACCATTTTTTTCTATAACTGAAAACCCATATACTTCACTTCGAACTTTTTTGGTATCAATAACCTCTTTCAAACGATTAAGGGGGACAACGTTCGTTGTTTGTTGTTGTTTATTAATATATTCCAATACATCCTTTATTTCATTACATTTTTCTTCTTGTTTAATTTCATATAATTTTATATTTGATAACCTATGAGGCTGTATATTTTTCATATTATCTTTAATACATTGCGTATTTAATGCGTCGTCTATGTTATTATAATTACCAAAATATTTTTCCTTTTTTTTATTAGTCCATACATTAACCGGTTTATTATTTCTTTTACCATTCATAAATGTTGATTCGTTAAGGTTTTTTATTTTTTCTGCATTAGCCTTTGATAGCCAAGTGCCTAATGTTTTTGTTGTTAATTCTTCATACCCTTTTTGTGATTTTAACCATTTCGCTGCTTGTTGTAAATGGTTAAAATCATATTTGTCTCCTGTATTTTTATTATGTAAAATACCACTTATTTGACCTTCAATGGTTCCGTTATCTCTTGATTTTTGTGTATTTTCAGAATAAGTTACAAGTTGTAGATTTGTTATATTATTATTCTGTTTATTATCGTCCTTGTGGTCTACAACATATCCATCCTTGTATTTTTCATTCAATTCTTCTATAGTAATATCATTAAATGCTGCGTAAATTATGCGATGCACAAGTAAATTTTTAAACATATAATATCCCGATGTACTAGTGCGGGTAAAATACTTTATGTTTTCTTCATTAAGTATTATACCTTCGTTCGTGGCATAATATAATTTGCCTTTAATTTCAATCGGTTTTTTTTTTATATTTTCGTTCAAAATTTCAGGTTTTCCCTTTATACAAATTATTTTTTCATATATTACTATTTTTTTTTTTATCGAGTTAAATATTCTACCTCTTATGGTATCACTAGTACTTTTATTAGTACTATAATCATCATTATTTTCTAAAAATTTAGCAGCATCGTGGGCATTATTAAATTTGCCGATCAAGTTTTCTTCTAATAAAGCAACATCTTCTTCTAACAATTCTTCTACTATTATATCATTACCATTCTCATAAATGGCAAACTTTTCCATGCACAACGACCTTTGTCCAGTTAGTAAAATTTTATTTTTATATTTGTTATAATTAAATTCACGTGGTAAATTATTATCGTCTATAAAATTATTTAAATCATTTGACGAATTAAAATTATGGATTTTTGTTTTTTTACCTTTCATTTTTCCATAATATTTATAAAGATATATTGGAAAATCATGTCTTTTGTGACACATATTTTCAGTATTTTTATTTTTTTGATTCTCGGAAATAGTTTTTAATTCCAGATTTTTTAATGTATTATCTTGTCTGTTTCTATTAATATGATCAATCTGGTGGGTTTTTGGTATTTCTTCATAATCTTTTTTATTGTGCGCACACCAAATTGCTTTATGCACACAAATCCCCATTTTTTTTTTTTTAGGTCCGATATTACTTAGAGATACCCTGAAATATTGATCACCTACCCTACCATTACCTTTTTTTGCGAGTTGTTCGGCATACTCCTCACTTTTAATACTTCTTTTTAATAACTCTTTAGTTTTTTTATTTCGTATTACTCCTGTTGTACTACATTCATAATTCGTTATACCGTTATATATTAACGGTTCCCATTCGTTAGATAATTTAGAATATGAATCCATTATTAATATTATTAATAATTATTAATAATTATTGGAAAAATTAATCAATTTTAATCTTCTAACCTATAAAATGTTGATTATTTAAACAATATACATTTAGTTAATCCTTCACCAATTCTTATGTATCATCTATATAAAAATAATCTATTTGTATAATTTATTAAACATCTCTTACAATAAAAAGTGAAATATTTTTAAAAGACTCGTATATGGATTTATGTCTATAATAATACAAATCTGTATTCTTTTTGCTTTAAATTTTCCAGATTGTATTATATCATTCTTTCTATGTAATAAACACTAAAACTTGAAGAACATAATTAGATTTTGCCATTATTAAAAATATAAAATATATCTTTATATATCTGGATTTTAAATCTCCAAGCGTGTAATATACTTAGCCATCTCTATCGCATTATTTACCAATCCACATTTTTCATAAAATCCAATATACTCTTCCTTACAATTTAATATAACCTTATAACAATCTTCTTCTGCAATATTTATTAAAAAATGTATTAATTGCTTACCTAACCCTAATCCTCTACATGTATTACATATAACTATATCTTCTATATGTGCTACTTTATTTATTCCATGTATTAATTTATCTTCTATCAAAATAGTTCCCGTTGCCACTATTTTGTTATTTTGTTCCATTACCACTATTTTATGGTTTTTATCTAAATTTTTAATAAAATTAGAAAACTTTTGATACGTTATTTGGTCTTTATTTACTTCGGTTAATTGTTCTAATAAATCTAAATAATTCTTATTATAATCTTCTTTTTGCAAATATCTAAATTCCATTGGATATATAATAATAATTATATTCATTATTTTTCATAATTATTATTATATCATTCATCATCATCGCTAATTAAACACATTCCTGTTAATAAAGCATCTTTTGATTTTGTTGTGTATGTTTCTGTTTTTATGTTTTTAGATGCATTTTTCGATGATTTCGACTTTTTTGTTAATGTTCCATCATAAATGGTAGTCCATTCACCATTTTCATATTGCTCCATATTTGCCTCTATAATTTTAAATTTTTGTTTTCTATAAAATGTCTTTCGTTTTTTAAAATGCCTTTCAAAAATCATATGACTATCCACTATATCAACCACCAAACTTTCTTTTCGTTTTTGTCTTAAAATTCTCCCAACCGACTGTGTCACATCCACCTTTGGTGTCGCCATCACCAATGTCGTAAGAGTTTTAATATCTAAACCCTCTTCCGCCATTGCATATGTAGCAATAATTACTTGTTTTCCCTCGCTTATTTTCAAATCCTTTTCTTTCATACCCCCCACATAATACCCGACGGTTGCAATATTTCTATCTTTTATAGCATCATGTAAATATCCTAAAAGTTTTTTTTGATGCGCCAATACAATAATTTGTTGATCAATGTTTTGTTTAAACAAATCTGATATAACTTTTAAAATAAATTCACTCCGTCTATCAAATTCGCAAAGTTTCTTTATCATAGTTGTATATTTAATACGACCCCTATAATCCAACTCCAACTTGTTAAAATCATCGTCGTCAAAATGATATCGAATAACTTTCACCAACACAT